AAAAAGATAAATTCCAGATGGATGTTTCAATTTTAGCTATATTAGCTTTTTACGAAAATAAACAACCTGTAATTGAAAAAAAAGAAACAGTATTCTCTGAAGGCAAAATAAAAACTCGATATATATTAGAGGTAGAGACTAAGTTTAAAAATAGATCGGAGTAATGGTTATGCTTTTTAATGAGACGCAATTATGGTTTAAATTTGATCCTTCGAATAGATTTGTCAAAGATTTTTATAAGGTGTGGGATTCAGAAGTTTTCTTTTTAGCAATCGAAGATAGCTTATTAATTAATCTCTACTATTCTAATAAGAACTACTTTAAAATCCCTGCTGCGAAAACTAGAATGAAGAAAGACGTATATTTTTTGTTTGATATCGTGACTGATGTGCTAGACGCTCGAAGCGATCATCGGCGTTATGACTATATAAAGTATACTTTCGTTGATCCAGAAAGATACAAAGATTAAAGTAGGCTACCTAAAAAGGTAGCCCGGAACGGATTTTATCACCATACTTATGAAAGGAGATATTTTTTAAGTTAGTATTAAGATTGTGTAATATGATGATATCTATATTTTATAGTATCAGTGCTATAAAATCAAAAATAAGTCACTAATTAACTACCACTCCAATTATAAGCCTTTTTTCTCACTTTTTTTCAAAAATATGGTATGCTTTTTAATGGCTTCAAATATAAAAGAGTTTAAAGCGTAACACACTTATGGGGCAGTGGTTTTTGGGGAACGCTTTAAACTCTTCTTTATTATTATCTCACAATATAACCCAAATGTCTTTCTATTTAAAAATCAAAGTAAAACTTTTCAAATATACAGAAATATAACTATGTGAAACATCCTTTCATTAATCCATAAAAGGATACATAAAAAAGCCACTCATTTGAGTGGCAATGAAGAAAAGCTTTAGCTTGTATAATACTCTTCAAAAAANTTCTAACACAGAACGATTCAAATGGCTACGTTAATGTACCCTGTAGGACTCGAACCTACGACCGGACGGTTATGAGCCGTCTGCTCTGACCAACTGAGCTAAGGGTACTGGTTGTTGCCACATAAAGCCATAAACAATCAACCAGTAGAATGTGTGGCAACAAACCTGTTATCGCATAGCTTGGAGTGTGACTATTATGGGTGATAGTGAAGATATGCGATAACATCACTATTTTATCGAATGATTTTTATAGTTGTCAATATAGTTATGTANTGCTCCTCAACGAGGAGCTATTTTTATCGTTTAGGAATATTTAAATACCAACGTTTGTCATGGAAATCTTGCGCACCGCCTTTAGTGTTTCCCTCTGGATCATTCGTTGCCCGCATCATGACATAGACTTTCTTATTAGGGAAGTTACGCATGTTAAAAGATACATGATAGCCAACATTTCCAGAAGTATTATAAGCTTGATTTACATCTGATCTATAAATTCCATCAGCTCTTACTCGAGCTAATTCTTTCCCAGTATTGTAATCCATAATGAANATATACTCGTATTTATAGTTAGCAATGTGCCATCCAGCTACATGCAAATTTGCATTTTCGATTTCTCCAAACTGATCAATGTGGGCGTAATTCGTTCCATCTGTCAGNGTNGGATTNGCTGCACCNGCTCGNGTTGGATCAATGACAGGCTTGTTNTCAGAAGTNGTTGGNTTTTCNTCNGTAAATCCATGAGCTAAATCNTANGCNANTTTTTCNTTACTTACNCCCATTTCNGANANNTANCCNTANGGATCNGTNTGATCGCCCCANATGTTTTNNGTTACNCATNAATGNGATTTGATTCCNGGTTGNTTNTANGGNGTGTCNAANGTNANTGGAATACCNTATTTNNTNGCTGAATCTCTAGCCAATTCAACGTATGCCTTGTAGTTTTTCTCAAACGTTGCTTTATCATGTGTGTGTTGTAACTCAATCTGCACAGGACTGTTGGCATTAGCATACGAACCAGCACCGTACTGTACATAACCAGGTTGACCGACTTGATAAACAATTCCGCCGTCTCCCACAATATAAGCAGTATAAGCGCTAGTCCATGAACGTTGCATATACTGCGCTTCATTGCGTCCTGTTGCTGTTTCATTAGCCGTTTCATGCAGTAAAATATACTGATTATTTGCTACTTGTGAGCTACCTTCATTTGCGCCCAAATTAAATTCATTGTTGATAGTATAGGCAAATCCGTTAATTGGCAATAAAAAAAGAGCCGTTAACAGGCTCATCGCAGTAATAGTAATTTTCTTTTTCATTTGTTTCCTCCTTCTTCGCTTTCAGCCGAGAACATTTTGTAGGTTCGATTTGATACACCCAACACACTCCCTAAAAACGCGCCAAAACCAGTAATGATGACAACACAGATATCTGTGTACTGCCAATTGAGCGCTTTACCAACTAACCCCACGAAAGTAGCTAGTGCGGGAATAATTACCAGTGCGAACCATTTTAGTACTTCGAACGTTTTATTATTCATTTTCTTCTCTCCCTAAATAAAGTTTTAATTTGTTGCGTGTGTTCTACCAATTTTTCTGCATGTGTATCTAATCTTTCATCGTGTTTCTTTAGTTCTTCATGAATCATCAATCGATCTGATTTGCTCGATTCTAAATCTTTAGTCAGCAAATCTAAATTGTGACTTACTTTTGAAAGAGTCTCAGTAATCTTCGAGAAAGATGCAGTAATTGGTTTTATTACTAATAAAATCAAAGAAACGATAGCGGTTATTGATCCTGCTATCGCTCCCCATTCCCCTAAATTAATCATGTGACAACTCCTTGAATCAAAATAAAAAGCACATCAATTAAGATGCGCTCTCTTCTTTGCTAATGATTTTATCTGCTTTTTCTTCAGTAATGCACAACGGAACGAAAACCATTACTTGTTCGTTAGTGAAACAGCCCCAATCATACATCATTTTCACATCGCTAAAACTAAACATACTACTCACCTCCCTTTGAAGCTGGATTTAGTTGCTCTTTAATTTCTGAAATGTCTTTGCTATTTTGTAACGAAGCAAGCATCATTTTTGAATTGATTTGTGCTAAACTATCCGCTTTTTCTTTCAATGCAGTATTTTCCTGTTTAATTGCTACATCGCTTAGCATGAGTTTGGCATTGATCTGTTTTAAATCGCCGTTCTCATTTTCTAACGACTCATACATTGCTTTGAGATTGTTTAAATCGTTGTGATCTAGTGCGTTCGCTAAAATAATCCATTGATTCAATTTAGGATCAAACATTTGATCAGCGATTGTTAACGGTTCGCCATCAGCACGAATTCCTTCAAGCGGTGGCTGATCTGTGTAAGGAACGGATACAAGCATGTCGTCCAATACTTTTCCTGCGTACTCTCCGCCAGTACGTCCATATTTCCAAATGTTTTTCATTTATTTCCCTCCCAGTAATTGAATTTCGGTTTCCAATTTGGAATCGGTGGTTCGACTTCTGTGCATTCTTCCGGTAAATGTTCTTCATCATTCACAATGATTTGCTCGAATCCGTAAGGTTCAATTGGTCTATATGCTGCCTTCATATCGATTCACGCTTTTCTAAATCGTGTAAGTAATTGCAAAGGTATAATCCGATCCATAACTTGAGTTTCTTCGCCATTTAATGGCTCCATCTGCACCAATAGATAACTGAGCACTGTTCAAAGTAGAACGGTCTATCGAGCCAACCAGTTGCTCAAAACTAATTGGTGGCCGATAGCCTTCTGGAATTGTTAGTATCGTTGAATCATTTCCACCACTGCTTTTTCCGTTTAAAGCCACAAAATATATAGAAACTGTTTTTCCTTCACGATAAAGCTTTGCTGATCCGGTATTCCCGTTTGTAACTGTTAATGTGGTAGTAGCTGTATCATTAATGCGTTCATCGATCTTATTGTCTAATTCATCTATAGCAGTCGCATTAGCATTCGCTTTTGTTTGAGCATCCTTAGCTGTGGTGTCTACTTCATTAATTGAAGCAGTCAACTGCGAATTAATCTCCGATACTTTCCCATCGGTATAATTGTTTGCTTTACCAGTAATTTCAGAAATTTTAATATCTGTGGCCAAGTTATCTTCGACATATTCTGGTGCTAGATCCCAAACATAATCTTTTGGATTGTTTGAATCACGCATACCAGTACCACGATATTTATACTCACTAATATTCGGGGTTCGTGTGTCGCCTTTTTCAATCTTGAGCCAGTCGATCCGGCATGCGCCTACTGTTGATTGTGGATACTGATAAACACGAAAAAGTTTAGGTGAACTCGCCACAACATTCGTTGGTGTGAATGTTAGAGACCATACGTCTGTCAACCCATCAACTGGCTTTAGTTCTCCTAAACGAGCAGTCCAATGATTATACGCTACAAAGGTTTGACTTGCGGGTTTTGTTCCTTTAAGCGTGATAGTATACGTTTGACCTATCATAAGCTCTTCTTCTGTGTAACCTTGATATATTTGGTGGTCGCCAGATTCGATTGGGAACTTAACTGTATGATCGGCAATATTTTCGTTAGGATATTCGCGACACATGTTGTAAGGTTCTGCTAATAAGTTAGGTTGGAATGGTGTAGCTGTTGAGCCTTCTTCGATTTTGATATTTCTTACCCTAACTTTACCAGACGGCTTAAGGTTCCGAATATCCTTAAATACTGGATACCATTCATTTGGTAAGCTAGAACCGTATGTTACCGTTCGTGTTCCAATAAGCTTCTGCCATTTATTCAATTCATTTTTAGGAACTGTATCTGTCTGCAAAGTAGTGATACCACCAGGCAAGTATGAGTGTAGTAGTTTTATTCCAGATGGGTCACCAGTGAAACCCGTTTCTAACATGATTTCACAGCTAATTGTGTATTGTTTTCCTTCTACTAGAGGTGTTTGTGTTCTGAGAGTATACTTCGATAGTTGATTTGTGCCATCTAAGGTGAACACAATTTCATCATTATCATCCGCGACTGTTGCGCCAGTACCTGAAGAAAAACTTGAAGCATTAAGTTTAGCGCTAAGGTTAGGATTCCCCGAATAATCATAGCCCCCGAAATCAATGCTGTTACTGTACATCACTTGTAAGTTACCTAACTTAGAAATTTCTTCTTTCAGAGCATCTAACTTGTCTTGTAGCGTTTTAGCTTGACCAGTTAAATCAGTAATCTGTTGATTTAAGCTATCCACTCTACCTTTAGTTTCAGCCATAAAAGCATCAAAAGTTTCATTATACTTTCGAATCAACTCTTCTAATTGCGAAACATATTCATCGGCTTGGCCTTGCGAAATGTCAGACACTCCTAGTGAGAAAAAAATGATATCTTGCGTTGTTAAAATTTGATTGTCTTTTCTATATTCTACGTAGCAGTGTTTATAATATCCTGCTTCACTCATAAATGTGCCATCAAGAGAAAACGTGACTTCTTCACTAGTTACACTAGTTGCAACATTATCTACGTAACGGTTAGATGGTGTTGTTCCTTTTAAAGTAAATGTTCCGCCACTCGTATCCATCTGCAAGCCATTTAGAAACGGTTTAACCGTCACCGTAATCCCTTTATCACCTTGACGAGCCATAATAGCTTTGGTGTAGTTTAATTCTTTGCTGAAATCTAAAGCCAAATTATATAAACTGCTAGCCATTTATATACCTCCTTGTCTTCGTTTTAAAAACGTTTTTGGTCAAGCACTGTGCTATCATATGCTGTATCCTCTTTTAATCTAATATCTTCATACCCTAGACGGTGTGCCACTAAATTCCATCTAACTAATACGTTTGGCTTACTAGTTTCAATGATGAAATGGTCAATATCTTCATGAGTAACAGCACACAAAACTAGTTCTGTAGGTGTCACATGTGTCATATACCGACTTAGATTTACTGTTTCAGCAAACATGGGGTCAATATCAACACGAACTTTACCATCGTCACCTGTAACGGCTTCCCCATAATCAGCGAAATAATATTCTGGAGTTTCATAAGCGTTCAATAGTCGTTGTCCATAATGTTCTGTTGGTACAGTTGAGTTTTTAGTACCTCTAACAGTAAAATCTTTATATACTTGTACCGTTGATTGTTCAAACCTAGCAAGTTTCCCATCTTCCCATGAACCAAAAAAACAACCTGGTAACGTTAGCATACCATCACTAGTAAATTTCATAGTCCTACCAGCTACCTTAAATTCCCATGAGTTACCCGCACTACCATTAATGCTTAAAGAACTACCGTCGCCAGAAGTTACATAACTAGCATTGCTATACCTGAAATTGGGCGCACCAAAAGATAGAAACGGTCTGTTATTACCATTATCCCACGTACTAAAAACCAAGTTACCCTGTGGATTTCTAATCATGAAACCACCACCAGTTTTCATGGTGTATGATACAATACCGGCATCAGCACTTACATAATCACGTGCTTCTAGCTCCATAATATCTTTGTTAACTTTTTTTGAGTACCAAGTCATTTTGCCATTAGCAATACTTGTTCTATAATCAGCACCATCACTAATTAATGTAGTACCTCTAATAGTAATTCCTACTATTTCACCAGCCGTAATAAACGAGGCATTGAATCCGCCATCTAACGTCCATGCCGTTTCATATGTTCCATTAATGCCAGTTTTAGAAAAACCAATACCAGCATTGTTGATTTGTAAAACATTCCTTGCGGTATTCTTATCTGGTGTGTCCATAATCAAAATACGACTAGGCGCTTCTTTAGGATCTAATAAAACATAACCACCATTTTGACCAGTAATCATATCAGTTTGATGATCTACAATATCATTGAGTAAATCACTGATTTCGCCACCGTTTTTCAATTGATCAATGGCATCATTAATCAAATTGCTGACATTATTCTCTGTGTTTTCTAAGAAGTTTGTTTTGACGTTTCCTACAACTAATTTATCGTATGAATTGGTTAGAACATTAAACGTATATTCCACAATTCTCGCTGACATATTCACTTTTAACTGTGGATGATACACATCTACTCCGTCACCCATCGAAACTTTTTCTAGATCAACAAATTTTTCATAGCCTCTTTGATGCCTCAATGGTACTAATTCAATCGAACCACTCACTTGTGGTTTTTGTTTATCTATGTTTGTTTTCAACCAGTCTTTAGCAGCTTCCCTTAATGTGGCTACATCAGTCGCTTTGTCTTTAAAATCAACAAAAGAAACATATCCAGCAGGATAATCATCCACGTAATCCGTGAAAATAACTTCTTCTGGTAGAGTGATCTCGTCTTCTCCTTCTGAAGAGCTGCTAATGAATGGATAAACTCCAACTAAAACACTTTGAGCATCAATCTCTAAGTCAAGACCAGTTAAGTTTTTAGTATAAATCGCTTTGATTTTATGATCCGTGCCTAGCCTTTTTTCATGACGTAATGTGTTATTATCTTTTAGAAATTCCCCATGAAATCGATCTAGAATAGATCCCTCTTTTCCACCAAAGAATTCTAAAAAATTCGCCTTTTCTATCTTCACATTAGCAAGCGTATCTACTAATGACGAGAAAGAAAACTGTGAAGGAATAACTGGTTTCGCTAAAGTTTTTGCGTTTTGCCATGCCTGACTAGCAGTGATCTTTTCTGTTCCACTGTCATATTTATTCAACACCGATTTTCTTATATCATTGAAAATAGGTTCAGCTTTTACTTCTATCGTATTGCCTATTACAGAAGTCTTTGCATAATAAATCCGTAGACGCTGTTTTGCTCGATTTTCATCTACATAACACTGAATAATACGTCCTTCTACAATCAAATCTGCATTAGTTCCGCTTATTGGATAAGTACCCTGAAATATCTCGGCTCCGTTTAATTTATTGCTAACAGTAGCTGTTAACCAGTCTGACAAAGCGCCTAAACCTTGCGTATCATATAAATGTTCAGCTAAATTATTCGCGTCGTTTTTATCGTAAATAGTTATTAAATTATCGATCATCTATTTCACCTACCTTAACCCATTACGATAAATTTGTATTTTGCTCAAACCAGTACAATTAAAATAATTAATATCCACTTGCAATGTCGGATATTGCATGGTCTTCATTTTGTTGGACCGATCTAAAATATCTCCGTCCGATTGCTCTTCGTAGCAAAGCATCAAATCACTATCAATGACTACGTCAGTTCCTACTACTAAGCCTTCAAAACTAAACACATAATCATTTAAGATGAACTGGCATGAAGTAGCTGAAGGAGTGATGATAATCTTTGGAAAACTTTCTTCTAAACTATTATTCAGCAAGTTAAATGACTGTGGTTTATCTACGGTTATAGGTACATCTTCTTGAACTCTTGCGAATGGTTTCGCAGTAATATTTACATCGAACTCTCCCCATTCAACAATATCGTTTTCTGCATCCCCAATATCGATAGTCTGGATAACATAATAGACGTTGGGATCATCAGAGAATTCTAATTTCTTTGCATAATTTAACCAATGACGCATGATATAAAACGATTGCTTGAACGCTTGATGGTCTTCCACATCCTCTAAATAGTTATAGTGCAATGTAAACGACATGTCTTCAAACGAGTAATCTTGTACTAAGCCACCTAACCTTCCTAAAACAGAAGTTTCAACTCTCTGTCTTTTTGGAGAAGGTATGGTTGGTCTTTCAGCTAAAGCCAATTTATGCAAATAATCAGGAAATCCATCGATTATAGAATGTATACAATCAGTCATTTTTTCACATCCTTTTTAATACTAAAAAAACAGGAGAAATACTCTCCTGTTTAACGCCATGCCGAAGCATTATCATTTTGAACTTTTGTAATGCTATCAATGATTTGTTGAGTTGTTTGCTTCATAGTAACCTCATCTGCGTTACCATCAATTGTGAAATTGAATTCGTAGTTATTCACAGGTTGAATCGTTTGTGCCCTAGATGAAACTGATGTGCTACTCAAGATACGATCACCAATTTCTTGCAGCACAGATCTTTTCAAAGGTAAAACTGCTTCAGGTCCTGCTTCGCCGACACCGATAATATTCGGAGAATTAAACACACTACCTTTCGCATACCAATCAACACCCAACGTTGGGATTTTCCCCTTCAATGGATTGAATTCTCCGCTCAATTTAAAATGTGGTAACGGAATATGTGGTATAGAAATATTCAAATTATCAAAGATACTACTGATTTTATCTCTGATCCAATCAATTGGAGCGCTAACAGTCTTTTTGATACCTTCCCAAATGTTAGCAATTGTACTTTTAACATTATTGAATATGTCGGAAACAATACCTGTTAGATTGGACCAACCGCTTGAAATTGCATTTTTTCCATCGTTTACTTTAGAGCTAATAGTGCTTGTAATTCCATTCCAAAGATTCAAAGCAGTGTTTTTGATACCGTTCCAAATTCCGCTGATCCACGAAGATATACTATTCCAAACACTTTGAATGGCACTTTTAGCTGCGTTTATAGCATTGCTTATACTACTAGTCACGCTATTCCAGATATTTGATGCTGTAGAGCTGATTGAATTCCAAATTCCACCTAACCAACTAGATACAGTTGACCAAATATTTTGAATTACTGTAGCAGCTGCTTGTACCAAGCTAGTGATTGTATTCTTGATACTGTTCCAAATACTAGAAGCTGTTGCACTAATTGAATTCCAAATATTTGAAGCCGTAGTACTAATAGCTGTCCATATACCATTCCACCATGCCACTACTGGATCAAATATAGTATGGAATGTAGTTACAATTCCATTCCAAGCGATGCTTACCCATTGTGTCATAGTATCCCAAGTGTTTTTAAGGAAATCAGAAATAGGTGTCCAAACAGCTTGCCAAGCTGCGCCTAATAACTGTCCAGCTACATCAAAAATACCCACGATAATATTAATACCGGCTTGAATCAATGACGTTATTAAGGTCCATGGTATTTGAACAATTCCTACAATGTCTGCCCAAATAATCGACCATACTTCTTTGACTCCGTTCCAAATATTTGAAACCCAATCAACGAATGCTTGCCAAGTCTCTTGGACTCCTTGCCAGATGTTGGAAGCTCCTTCAACTAATCCGCTCCATAGCTCTCCAAACCAATCAGAAACTCCTTGCCAAATATCTTGAACCCAATCTACAAATCCAGACCAGGTTTCTTTAACTCCATCCCAAACTGATGAGGCACCTTCTTTTATACTTTCCCAAGTACCACCCAACCAATCAGTGAATTTACTCCATATTCCCTTAAACCAGTCAGTAATTGCGCCCCAGTTTTTTATAATTGCTATAACTCCAGCAATAACAGTAATAACTGCTCCTATTATTAATGTAGTAGGACCACCTAGAGCCATGAAGCCAACTATTATTGGCATTAATAAAGTAAATGCAGCAGTCAATCCGCCAATCGCTACGGCATAATCCTGTACTGGTTGTGGAAGATTATTAAACGCATCAGCCATCTTTCCTAGAAAATCAATTACTGGTTCGAGTGCATCTATGATTGTGTTGCCTATAGGAGCTAATGAATCCTTTAATTCAGCTATTTTTCCGTTTAATTCTTGTAACGGAGTAGTAGAATCTTCATTCATTTTTTGTGCAGATCCACTAACATCATCAAATGTATGGTTAACATCAGTCAAAGATTGGACAACTTTCATCGCGTTATCTTCGCCAAGTGCAGACCAAATTGTAGAAGCTTTATTTAATTGGTCGTATTGACCATCCATATTGCTAAAATCTTGAATCATGGAATTAATAACGTCTTTTTGTGTTCCTCCGCCATTTTTCCACTCTTCAAAAGCTTTTCTAGTACTTTCACTAAACATATCCATGTTTTGCTCAAATCGACCATCTGTTAACGATATTCCCATTTCCTTAACTAAGTCATTGACTTTATCAAGGTTATAAGCACCCGCATCTAAACCATTTTGAAGCATTCCGAACGTTTCATCAGCTGAATATCCCATTTGACTCCATAATTGGCTATATTCTGCCATATTGTCGCCTAATTCGTGCGTTTTATCTAAACCGTTTTGAGTACCCGAAACCATTAAATCCATTGCATCTTGAGCGCTCAAGCCGAAATTGACCATTAAGCCATTTACACCACGTAACGTTTCATCCATATCAGCGCCCATGGTGTTTTCTAGGACCATAGCTTGTTCCGTGATATTTTGTAAATCTTGATTATTTAAATCGCCTAAATTACGCTTTACCAAAATCAATGCATCTGTGGACTGATCTAACGATTCTCCAAAACCTTTATAATAAATGTCTCTGGCTACATTCGTTAATTCTTCAGCCTCTTGTTTAGTCAAACCAAAATTAGCTTGTATTTTACTCTGGGAACTACCTACACTATTAGCAGAGTCCACTGCTTGTTTCCCTAATTCTGTAAGCTTATCGCCAATGTCGCTTAAAACGTCAGAAGCTTCCATTAGATTATTCATATCTATTTTGCTTCCGATATCGTCCAAGTTAGTTGTATCTACATTTTTAGCAGCTTGTCCTAACTCTTCAAATTCACGTTCAGCATCATTAAGCTTCGCCTCCATCTGCATTGCTTCTGTGGATGTAGCGCCAAACTCAGACTGTGTAGCTTCTAACTGTCGTCTCAGGATATCTATCGTTTTCTCTGCATTTTCAGATTGTTGAGAAACATATTCTTGGGCTTTCGCTAATTTCTCGGATTCAGAAGCTGATTGACCAGCAGTTGCTTGCCATTTTTTGTATTCGGATTCAATCAGAGAAGCACTAGCTTGAACATTTTTTTGTTCACTATCCAACTGTTGCATTGTAGACTCGTACGTCTGTATTTCGCCTTTTGCTTGAGCTAGTGCATTACTCGTTTTATCAATTTCGTTTGACAAACGTTGTTGCGCTGTTTGTTGGTTAATCAGTTCTCTCTCAAGTTTCTGAACTTCGGTGGAATTTTCTCCATAATATTTTTTGGCATTGGCTAAACGTTGGCTAGTTACTTCAACTTTTTGACTTTGTAATTCATACTGCTTTTCTAAAGAAGATAATTTACTTCCTAACTTGTCTGATTCAGAACCAGTCTGTTGTAATTGAGCTTGTTCTAGTTTTAATTCTGCTCTATTTTTAGTTAATTCAGCACTGATTTCTTTTAACGTAGATTTCAATCCGTCATCGTTAGCTATGAATGTTACTTCTGCTTCTGTTCTCTTTTTAGCCATTTTTTACCTCCTTTCTTTAGTTTTTCTGGGATTGGTTTATTGCATAGTTTTTCCATCCTTCATAAGCACTCTTGTTGTAAGCCATTTGCAAAATGTCATCTAAACAGATATCGCTTAAAACCAAATCTGAAGGCATAGAAAAAACGTCGGTCAACATCGAATAGACATCGACCCACGTTTCAACTAAGAGCTTTGGCATTTTTACTTTTGAAGCTTTTTTTCCTTATTTGCTTTTTCAAATTCTTTTTGATAAGCATCGCGTGCTTGTTTGAACATCATCAATTGATAAATATAGCTGGCAGTAGCCATATCAAAATCCCATTTATCGATAAATTCATCGAATGAAATATAATCAGTCATGTTCGCTTGGCGGTAAGCAATATACACAGCCTTTGCACCTTGAATAACAGAAATATCCATGGATCCTTTTCCCACAGTCATTTTTGCAAACTCGTCTGTGTTAAAATCTCTATTGATCATCAATAATTTCTTGATATTCAGTTTAGGTTCTAAATTCAAAATTGTTCCATCGTTTAGTTCAATTTTTGAGTAATCTTCGTTCATTTCGCTACCTCCGTTTTTTTTACTGTGATTGAGTGGCCGTAGTTGTCACAACTGAAGTTTTTTTAATCACATCAGCAGATAGATTCGTCATCCATTGATCTGTTAAGTCTTCTTCAAGTTCTGCAACAATTGCTTCATGATAAAATTTACCAAATTCATCTTGCATAACTTTTGTTTCTAGTTCTAACGCAGCTACTTCATCCGCACCATTTTCAATAGAGAATGTTAATCCTGTATTCGAAGTGCATGCTAACATACCAATCAGCTTATTTTTTTCTTCGAAATCATCCACGATCTCTGCAGCAAGAGAGAAATCTTCCCCTACGGAATCAGGACCATAAGAGTAAATTCCCGATTTAATACGTTCATCTTGTTTCAACCCATTGAAGCGTCGATAAACTTCCATCGGTACATGTGCAGTAATTGTTACCGTCATATTGATTGGTTTAGATTTCGATTTTACTTCTGTTGAACCGCATTTTTTTACAATTCTCTGCATTTCTGTTTCGCCATCTAATTGTCCATTACAATCAGTTGAAATTGCATTTGTTGCATTCTTAAAATTAAAAGAAATTCTTTTAATACTTATATTGTCAAAAGTTGTTACTGTTGTTGTTTTAGCCATTGTTGTTCCTCCTATTTATTTAATTTATCGAATTGACGAATCAGAAGTTCTGTAATTGGATCAAGTGCAAGACCTAATCCTCTTCTCATAAATTCGTCCGGCTGATTTCTTTTAGAAGTACCTATCCCCAAATCAGGATATTTTAAATACTCAAATTTTCTTGTAGGTCTAATGATGAAACCCAAATTAATGTATTGAGTCTTAAGTGGACGACTATTTTTTGCGTGTTGGTGCCCTCTTCTTAAATCTGCTTCAGAAACAGGAATTTTTTCTGTAATCCTATCCACTGCAATAGCCGAACCTTTTGATTTCAATGCTTCGTTAATCAGTCGTTCGCTCTCGCTTGAATAGCGTTCCATCCGCACAAGAAGTTCATCATGTCCATTTATTTTTAGCTCCCAACTATTTTTAGCCATGACAATCACTCTTCAATAATCGTCTAAACGTAAATACCAATTGATCGATATAGCGATCTTGGTTCGATAGTTATAAATGATTGGGATAAATTCTCTGAAAACGAATCGAAAGATTTTGAATC